ATCGAACAATCCGCCAGCTGCACATGTATTTCCAGCTAAACATTCTAGTTCTATATCTGTTTTCTCTTCGAAACGCAACGGAACCGGATAGTTATATTCTACTGGAACACCAAATGTGCCAAACTGACCCTTTACATTAAATGCGCCGCCAAACGGCTTAGCAACTAATCTAAACTGTACATCGGTGCTTTTAGTTACATTAAAATGAACCTTTAGAAGGTATCCGGTTTTTCCAGCTGGAATTGTGTATACCGACATAAGCGTTTGGCCGGTACCAACTAAGATTGTTGCTTTTACTGCACCACCAACAGTTGCCGTAATAACGCCTTCGTTTGTTGTTGTAACACCATCCTTAAAGATCATTCTAAAGATTCGAATAAATGTGGTTTGAGATGACGCTCCGATTACCACATCTTCAAGGACAAGCTGATAGTTTTCATCTAGACCTTGCACCTCAACCGTTTTACCATTATCTGCTGGATCATCAGAAGCAATTGCTGCTACACCTGCAACAGTCAAATACGTATACTTATTTGATCCATCATAGATGGTTTCCCAGTCTCCAGAACCAATCGATGGATTAAATCCAAACTTATTAATATGGTTCCAGCCTTCCACCAGGCCAGCAGAAATATTAATATTTGAGCTGGCACCAGCAGAGTTGATGATATTACCATCTTTATCGGCAGTCATTACCACTTCGTGAACATCAGAGTTCCCGGCATGGTAATGATTTTTACGATTTACGCTATACTGTGCCATCTTTAATTACCTTACTTAGTGACTGTACCGTCGTCTTTTTCACCAGATTTCTTGGTGTTCTTAGTATGCATATCTTTAAAGTCTTTCTCGCCTTTTGCTTCAGGCTCACGAACTTCGTCCATTTCTTTTTTATCGCCTGATTCGCAAGCACCTTCGTGAACTTTGCCGCACTCTTCGCACACTTCAACTTCGTCTTCTTCTTTGACGCTTTCTTTTTTAGTGATAGCATCAACAGTATCTTTCTTCATGGTGACCTTATACTCTTTATCACCAAACTTAAAGGTCTTGTCACCTTTCTTAGCAGCGTTAGCAGCAGCACCCATAAACTCAGCTGCACCTTCATCAGTAATTTCCTCAGGAACCCATGATGCGCGCTCTACTACTTTCTTTTCGTACATTGCCACATATGCTGCAGCTACCGGATTATTATCATACTTAGACATTTTTTATTTCCTTATTACATTAAATATTGTACGGCAGCTGCGCCGACAAATGCGGTTAAACAAATCCAAAACACCCTGCCTATTACGCTGAGAGTGCCTTCGTTTTTTTCTACTTTACTTTCTACTTTATCTATTCTATCAGAATGTTTATTTAATCTTTCAGCAATAGTAATACGATCCGTTTCTAGAGAGATTAGCTTTTCCTCAGCACGAGCGAGTGAAACCATAGTTTCTGCTAGCTTATCGATTTTACTTTCAATACGATCTAATCTGCCTTCCTCTCTCCCAATATGCTCTTGCATCTGGGATATTGCTTCAGCAGTTGTTGGTCTTTTAGTTGCCATTTGAACCTCTAGCTATTTCTATTTTCAAGGGGGATATTCCCTTAATTAGTCTATGATATACCATTTTTTGAATGGCGACTTCATCTTCTAACTTTAGCTCAAATGGCAAGCTGTTATCGTATTGAAACTTCCAGCCTGATCCTTCCAGAACCTTAATAGTTCTGTCTTCTTTATCCCTATGCCAGACCAGATCTTCTTCTGAGACGTCTATAGGAAATACTCGAATACTATTATGCTCAACGTACGGTTTTACCAAAAGAAGTTTCCACCCCCAGATAAACCGAGCTGCTTAGCATAATACGGTAATCTACAAGCCCAATAACCTGGCTTGGTTTTATCTTTCTTTTGATCACACTGATGTCTAGCTGCAAAAGATGCACGAGCATCAGGATCGTCTATGTTTACAGACATACCAGGTTGACCAAAGGATACCTTAACAACATTACCCTTATCATTCTTAACGTAGACATAAAACTTCTTATTACCACCACGCTTTGGAGAATTAAGCTCTACGTCTTTTTCCTCGTACATCATTGGGCAGTCAAGAGGTATATGATTGCCTTCGTACATATCATATAGACCAATATCCGTATCTAAGATATCTTTATCGATACCTTCAGGGATATAAGAGCCAAATCGCATACGCTCTCGAGCCTCTAGAAATATAGCATAGTATGCTTCGGAACCTACCCTAAACACGTTCTCGTGCAAGGGTATTCCCTTCTCTAGATGATACTCGAAGTTTAAGTAAGACGAAAAGTCTCTCATTTTTTACCTTTTTCTTTTGCCATTAAATCAGCAAGTTTACTTAGGGTCTTTTTGTCTTTACTGGATATATTCTTTTTCTTTATATCATCCATCGATTTGCCATAAGCTTTAGTAGATTCTTTAGTTTCTTTAGCTCTTTTCTTAGCAGCTAGATATGCTGCGATAGCCATATTGCGAATCTCTTCTTTGGACTGATCTGCAAACTGGGGTGCATCTGATGCTTGGAAGTCTTTGATCCATTGATCAAGACCATCTGAAACCTCGAGCTTTTCCATAATCTCTACATCAGCTACACGAGATACCTTAGCTATATCTTTAGTAACAGTATTAACAGCAGGCTCGGATTTAGCAGAAAACGATATGCCTTTGTCTGATTCACCTTTGTACTTAATAGAGCCAGACTTTTCAGCTTTTTGTAAGATAGCAACAACCTTTTTTGATTCCTGGTCTTTTAGGTGATCCATACGTACGTGAAAATTTACAGATTCTGCAATTGCCGATGCGTTCTTCATATAATCAGATTTGTTAAATGAAGAAATACCGAAGGCCTTCATGGTCTTCTTTAATGCATCTTCTGGGCTATCAGCACGAACGGTGTTAATGTCGCCTTTGTACTTAACTCGGTATGAATCTGATCCGCGGTTTGCTTCATCAAGAACGCGTTGCATTAGCGCTTCTGCTTCTTTGTCATTAACCTTAAATGCTTTCTTTAAGGCTTCAATACCTTGTTGAGCATTCTTTGTTGGTCCAAGCACTTTGTGTATCTGCGCATTACTTACTTTTTTGCGTTTATTCATGCGAGCTTTCATAGCAGCATAATTATTAGGAACCTTATATGCAGCTTCATCGAGCTCTGTAGATTCTTTTAAACCAGCAACCATTGAATCAAAGTCTTTTTGATTTTCAGCGCCCTTACCACCACGACCACCGCCTTGGAATAACTTCTTCCACATATCACCATCTTTATTTTTTTGGAAATATGAATTAAGTTTCTTTGCTTGTTGTGGTGTTACAGTAACGATTTCTTTATCATCATAGCTTGCAGAACCTATTGCATGTTTACCAGCTTTTACTTGATAATTTGCTTCGTTAAGCTTCTCTAATTCGCTAGGCTTATGATCCATTGTCTTATTGCCTACAGCAACTTTAACAAAGTCTTTACCTACTGATACGACCTTAGCAACTTTGCCGTCGTGCTTCATTCTTACCTTGCTGCCTTCAGGGAATTTAGCAGACATTGCAGCAATATCTTTACGGAGAGATTCTTCAACTGACTCATATTTGCCAGCCATTACAGCATGCATATCTTTTGCTTTTTCATGGAAACCAGTGAGCTTATTCTGCATCCACTCCGGGAATTCGTTGTTACCCTGTAGATAATCCATGATCTCTTTAGAGACATAACCAATGAACTTAGCTTGGTCCATTGCCATACCAGACTCATCAGGTGATGCTGGCTCGTCAGTTTGCTCTTTAGCTGCTCTTTTTTCCATTAGGTCTTTCAGTATTTTGCTCATTTTTTGCTGGCCCTTACCTTATCTGCTAGATCTGAATCGTATTTACCCCAGGTCTTTTCACCCTTGGTTGCGAATGCGTTAACTCGAGCCATACCCCATTGTGCTGGAGTTGCTCCTGGTCTATGTCCTACCTTCCAAGCTGCTAAACCGCGGTTGTATACTTGCTTAAGAATACTGTATGGCATACCGGATTGATCTGCCTTTTTGCGTAGAGTAGTCTCTACAGAGCTTTTACTCTCATCAAAGGATAGGTCTTCACCATACATCTGTTTAAACTTTTTAGTGTGTTGTGAAGGCTTAGTCTTAGACTTAGCATCACCAGGTATTGGCTTATAGCCAGCTGGATCATCATCGTCTAGGTCTTTTCTCTTCTGGAACTCTTTGTCGCGATCAACCTTGGTGGATTTCTTTAATCCTGTAAAGAATCTCTTAGTCTGTGATCCTTCTCTATCTTCAATATCAGGATCCTGTATAACCTTGCGAGTCTTCTCAGTAACCATCTTTCCAAGTGTACGAGCATCTACACCACGAACCTGATCAGCTACCTTAGCTGCGTACCAGTTAATGTCGTGGCGGAGAGGACCTTCTTTTTTCTTACGATCTATAATCTTTTGGAGTATCTCTGCTGCTACCTTATAGCCTTTAGCATTTGTATATTTGCCAATCAGGGTAGTAAACCAGTCTTCGTCTATTTCAGTAGGGGCTGATTCGATAAGGTCAACAGAAGATAACCATTTACGTAACTTTTTGCCGTCTGCCATTTCTACAATAACGTAGTTAGCACCGAGCATAGTTATCTCACCAACCTCTTCTGATTCTTTAATAGAGACAATGTCACCAACAGAAAATAAATCACCCTGAACGTAAGCTTCACGCTCTTCAGAGACTGTTTCTAGTTGGATATGCTTGGTAAAGTCAGAAGCTTCATTAATACCCATTCCTTTACGAATAGAATTAAAGAGATCTTTTCCGCCTTTAAAGGACGTAGGTAGTCCTTGAGAGAAAGAAGTAAAGTCGTTATCAGCTGCAGCAGCTCGCATCTTAGAAGCAGACATGCCTTCAACACCTTCTGCATCTGGGTCACGTTCGCCTGCTGATACAACGTTAACGCCATCTTCAAAGTTATAGAAGCCATGACGTAGCTTTTGTCCGTTGTACTTATTGGTAAGTGCAGTAAACTCATTAACGCGATCAGATCCAACTACCATTGTTACTTTAGTGAATCCTTGATCGTATAGCTGAACTAATACCTCTAGAGCATTCTTAACATTCTTATCTAAGATAATGTTACGCCCGTGCTTAGGAAACATCTTACGCATAACTTTAATCTTGGTAGCGTAGTCAAGAGGATTCTTTTTAGGGTCAGATGATTGTGATGCATAGACGCGGTAGTTATTACCCTTAGCAACAGAAGCTACTTTAGCAATAAGTTTTTCATGACCAACAGTTGGAGGGTTAAAACGACCAAATGTAAAAACTACTTCTTTGGTTTCTTCCACTAGATAGTCCGAGAACGATTTAAAACCTGTCATTAATCTGCTCCGCCAGCTTTTGCTGCAGCTTTCTTTTCTCGGTCTGCAATTCGAAGTTTAGGTAGGAGTTTTTTAGCTATTTTCTTAATAGCAGCTTTTTTCTTATCTAGCTGCTTCTCTATATTGGATCTTTGAGCAAAGGATAGATCGCTCTTATCTTTGTCTTTAGTAATTTTCTTAATGAGGATATTACGAGCTGCTTTGTCTGCTCGTTTTTGGAGTTGCTCTGGAGAAGCGAGCTTTTTAGCAGCTTTCTTTTTACCTAGAGCAATCTTAGCTTTATTCTTACGGAAGGTTTGCTTAGCCTTTTGGCGTTGCATATTTGTTAGCGCTTCGTCGAAGTCATCCTCGCCAATAGGGCCAGTTGTGTCATCGCTCTTGCGTCTTTTAGCTTTGAGAGCTAAAAGCTCGTCGCCAGTCTGAGTGTAATCTACAGCCAAGTAGTCTTTAAAAGAGTACATATTTATTTCCCATTAGCCCCGAGACGGTGAGTCCCAGCCTTTTATAATATTAGGGTCGAAGTTATTAGTAGAGAATTCTAATCTATCTACTAGCTTAACTGCTCCGCCTCCAATGCGGTCTATAGCAACAAAGCCTTCGTGACCGGTTACTTTAAACCCATTTTTCGTTTTAACAAATGTATTTATACTATTTAACTTGTTAAGCTTATTTATAATAATTAGCTTTGCAGAGGCAATAGCTTTTTGTAAATCAAAGACTAATTTAAGATTAGCCTTATTCTTGGGGTTAAAGAACTTAAGAAGCTCGTCACGCTTAGCATATTGTGCTGACTTACCCTTGTCAGTGGAGCGCTTATCTGCTTCTTTTTGAAACTTAGTCTCTACATACTGGATAAGACCAGTAACATGCTTAGCCGTATTCGTAACCTCTGTTTTGTTGCGAAGGAAACTATTGTTATAAGTTTCAATCATACGAGCTAGTTCCTGATTAGCTTCTATCTCTTTTAGTGTAGATCCAGCAATCTTTTGAAAGATCTTACCAGCCTGGGACAAAGCAGTCGTAACCTCAGCAGTATCTTCTTTAGTAAGAGTAGCATTACCAGATAGATCCCGTAGTTCAGCATCTTGTGCCCAGATAGTATCCACCTTATTAAACTTAGATACGTCCACACCATAATTAGCAGTCATTGTTTCGAATGTACCGCCCGCATAAGACGTATGAAATACTATGCCAATCTTAGCTTTTTTAATTCTTTTAGCTTCTTCTGAGTTAGCATCGACCGCATAGGCAATAGTGTTCGGGTGGAATGTAACGTACTTCTTACCATCAATTGTTTCAGTTTTTACATCTGAGCCAGAGAACATAACATCACCCTGGACTACGCCTGTTATACCAAGCTTACTCATTTCAGTAAATGCAATCTTAAGCTTAGCTTGTAGATCGCCAGAAGTATCTGCTTCAATCTCGGCATGGTTCTTATAAACCATAGGATTCTTATTAAAGATACCTTTCTTAGCAACAAAGAATTGCCCGTCACTTGGATCAATCCCTGCGAATACTGCAGGTGCGCCATCCCACTTAACTGTAACGTCTACGGCCTTTGTAGAACTGCCAGCAAGCATATCACGAAGAGAGCGAAGAGCTAGAATAGCATCACGAGCTCCTTTTACTCCACCGTATATAACCTGATCTTCCAGGTGAGTCATGTGGGTATTTTTTTGTTCGGTTATATAAGTCCCGAATGATATCATTATTGGTATACCTTTATAAATGCCGATGAATCTTCTGATTTAGATGCTGCATAGTTAACAATAGAGTTAACAAAGTTATCCGCTTTTGTTCCTTTATTTTTAATAAGAGCATAGCAAACCTCTATCGCTCCAAGCTTAGCAGATACCCAACCGGCATCTTTTTGTTCTATTTGCTCAAGGAAGTAATCATAGGTAAGAGATTCGTCACAGACCTTTGCTTTAATAAAGAACCTTTGTGTTTCTCTCTTATCTCCCTTTGCTATTTTTGTTGCAGCTTTTTTAATTAATGGATGGAGTGGTATATTTGCACCCATATAACGACGAGCTGCTTCTACAACAACACCCCATCCTGCTCCTCCGCCTCGAGCTGTCTTACCTTTAATCTCTATCTTATTTGTGCCTAGATAACTGTTCGGTCTAATGTCCATTATGCCATCATCATAGGTAATTGTGCCAGCTTTATTAGAAAAGAAGTCTCCGCGTGTACGAGACTTTACTGCGACTGATACTAGTTTGTGTGGTGTTAATGATGACGAAATATTATATTCTTTAATCTTAGCTTCTTTTGTAACCTTCTTTAAGGATATGCCAACGAGCTTACGGTCAAGAAATAAACTAAGTATCGAATTGTTTAGTGCTGCTACAGAGCTATCATCGAGACTATCTTTTATATAGGTTGGAGACTCAACTGCCCAAATATCACCGGGGTTCCATTTATCGTCTGATAATACCTTAAGCTCTGAGTTCTTAAATGCTCTTGTCTTTGTAGCATATATCGCTATCATCCCTGGCGATCCGCGATGGAATCTATGTTTAGGGTTAACGTAACCTGCTTTAATTATCTTTTTAGCAGACTCGTATGCGGAGTATTGCCAAGATGAGTCTATATCCATCATTTCTTTAAACGTTGTTTTACCCACGTCTACACGACTCATTACACCTTTTAGCACATCAGGGGTATAGTATTCAATATCTTGTATGCCGTGCTTAAGCATTGCTGCTAGCCAGAGACATTGGGCTGATTCTGTAACTGCGGTATTTTCTGTGCCACCACCTGCTCCGCCTCCACCACCAAATAATGCAGTCTTAGCTAGCTGTGAGGATGTAATCTCTTCCCCGGTCTTAGTAATAAGGGTAATAGGCTTTTGATCGTCAGCAAACTTTGCTATACGCTCTAGGTTGTCGTGTGTATTTGCAATCTCGACTGTTTTTAAGTCAATTGTAACGAGAGGAGTACCAGCAATAGTAGCTTTGCGAAGAATCTCGATCCTAGATTCTCCGGTCTTACCATGGGGCTTCTTAAGTTCTCCGGGTCTTAAAGCAACAGGCGCTTCGCTTATAACCTCAGGCTGCTCAGAAAGAAACGTGTTAAATTTTTTCATAGTGGTCTCAATCTCTTATCGATAGTACTATTTATGTGTTTTTAGGTACTCAACCCTAAGCTTTTCCTGTAATCGATAAGCTTCTTTTTCGTAGGGGCGTTTCATATAAGCCCAGTTGGTAACATCCTTATTCTTATAGAGAGTCCTATATTCAATCTTATGGGGGTTATAGATGTTACGAAGCTCTCCTAATACATACTGCTTAACATGAACAAGCTCGTGTGCTATAAGGGTAATAAGGGTCTCAAGATCGTATCCTTTCTGCATACGGATAGTAAAACATCGGGGTCTTCCGCATCTTGATGCAGGAAAGAATTCATTTTCTTCCTTATCGTTGTCTTCCCATATAGTGTCACCCTGGATGTTCTCATCTTTTTCAAGAGACTGCATCATCTTAAAAGTAACTTGAACCTTGTGTCGGGGAAAGTACCTTTCTGAAACTAGAACAGATAGTTCGTCCATAAGCTTTCGTTCAGTACTATTTGTCCTACCTTCATAGTTTACGATAATCATATAAACCCCACTACCAGATAATGAATAAATGCACCCAAGATAATTCCCGCGAGTAACACTAATCCCATTATAGCTTTTGCTTCATCATGTTCTTCTTCAGTCATGCTATGCCCTATAGATGTAAATATCAGCGTGAGTGGCAGAAGAAATCCCACCATTAAGATTACCAAACTGATCGTATCCGGTATTACCTCGAAGGGCTACACGAACGCGAGATTTAGTATCTGATGAAGCATTAGCAAGGGAAACCGATTTTCGAATAATCTCTAAAGCTTCAAGATCTCGACCAGATTGAAAGTCAAGGGTTGTAATATATGATTCTGAGATTCTTTTCATTAAAATTTCTCCAATTCGTTAGTCATTAAGTTTCGAAGCTCCAGTACAACGTAAGGCACCTTATGGCTCAGTGTAACTGACCCTGCCCATTCGCAGGCATCGTTCCATGTCATAAAGCCAGCATTCTCTTTGGTATGCATACCTGATTTCATGCCATCGAGATGATATTTAACTAGCTCGACCTGACAGGGGTAATTAGAGTATTTCATGGGTTTGCTCCTTTTCCTAATTTATGTGAGTATTATACCAACATTTAATGTCTTTGAGAACCCCCTCCCCCGAAAATAAAAACCCTATATAGAACAATGGCTTATGAAAACGAATTCCATAAGCCATTGTTTTTATTAAAGAAAAAAGATCGTAACAGATCGCAACTAGATAGTAATAAGTTGCTCCTTGAGTATTTCCCTATTCTTAAGATGCTCTTCTTCAATATCATCTTTGCTTTGTCCGTGATATACCACCCCTAGATGCTTTTCAATCATAAGCTTCGTAAGATCCACGTAGCGGTCCTTCTCTGCATCATACACTGAGAAGTCTCCAAGAACCCTACCGAACTTGCCACGATCGTCTTTGAAGGTCTTAAGGGTGGTATATTCCCCTACTACAAGAAACTTTTTAACAAAATCCTTAGCAAGATTACCATATACTTTTTCAACAGGATCTGATGTTCGTGACTCCGGTGTATCCAGACCCATAAAACGAATTCGTTGGTTTTTCAGTACTATGTCAAAACCTAGATCAATATCTACGTCTGCAGTATCTCCATCAACTACCTTAATTACCTTTGCTCTGTATTCATACATTATTCAAAATCCTCTATTTCTACTTTACCGCTGTTTAGATCATTAATAAGGTTTTCACAAATGCCTTTATATGTTATACTCTCATCCCGAACCCATTGAAGGGTATACTTAACTCCCATGCCCAAACCCGTAGCAAAAGATTTCTGTCTTTCCATACGAGCTATACCAAATACTGATAACATCCACCAGACAAATACACAACCGATCTGCCACCATTCTAAAAACATATATTATACCTCATACTCAAAGTTTATTGTATTCTCATTTATCTGTAGTTCTGAAGCTCCGTTAGATAAGTGGAACTTCCTTGCCATATCTGTATGGGGGCTTAGAGTTAATATTCTTTTAACTTGAGGCCAGCGTTTTGGTATAGCTTCGACTATTTGCAAGGCGAGATCCCTACCAGCACCTTTACCATAACTCCATATTGTATAAAGATGAACTATAGTATTCTCAGCTTCTTTAGCGGAATATAAAGAAAGGTCAGATTCTTCCTTAGCAATAGTATTATTTCTAGACAGGCAAACAATAGCGGTTACATTCTTATCCTCTTCGTCTGTAAGAAAAAAGGTATTTCTATTTTTTGTATACCTTACAAGTTTAGGTATATGCGGCCTAACTGGATCATCTTTAAGCTTAAGGTATGCTTCATAATGTGAGGGTATTCCATCTGGCCAAGTCATTTCGCGTAGCATATTATCACCTATAATGGTAGTGGCTTTATTCCAAGTGCCCAATTCTCTGCTGCATCCTCGTGGAATCTAAGGCCTTTCTCAGGAAAGGATTCCTTATCCATAAACATCCCAGAAGAATCATAATAATGTATAGTATAACCATCTTCATCATTACCATGGACTTTTGCAGTAGCGTTATCTGAGTCGCGCCAATATGTAGATATTAATTTCATTCTTGATTCACCATTTCTACGATAGCAGGGAATACTTTAGCTATCTTTTCTCCACAAGCCTTAGCTATCTCGATATGTTCCTTCTGTGTTCCATTTGAAGCACGTAGGTCGATATAGTGTAGCCACGATCGAAGAGTTCCGTTCATATAAAGCCGGGATACAGTGTTGCCCTCAGGTAGTACCGCTCGAGCTTGCTCCTTAGCAATACCATTCTCTATTGCCCATCGATAAGCCATCTTAGCTTCGTGTATAACTTGATACTGAATTGCCTGCCAGTCTTTTTGTAGCTGTTGTCCTTCCGGCCCAGATAGCTCATCTATGTCTATAGAGTTCTGACGATTCTGCGTATCCTGGAGTCTAGCTTCGCGAAGCTCAAATTGTAGATCCTCTGTGGGATCAGCATATCTTTGGCTAAACTCCTGAAACGAGAAAGACCTATGCCGAAGTATCTGTCTGGCTATATCACGGGTAGTTTCTATTTCAAGACATACACTAACCATTTCAAATGGGGACCAATGTTTATGTTTAGCAAGATAGCGAAGTAGCTTTTCGTTTGTAGCAGTATTGCTTTGCCCCGCAGGATTCGATACCCTCGCGCAATAAGCAATTAGATCCTGTAGCTCAGTCCCATCATTAAAATCGTATTCTTCTGTAGCTTTAGAGTAACTGACTAGCTTTACGTTCATACCTTAAACCCCTCATATTTTGCAGTAGTACCATAATTGGTGTTAGTTGTGGTACCTGCATCAGCCAAACCCATTTGAGCAGATTGCTCAACATCAAATAACTTCATCTTAGATCTATCTACACCAACTACAAAACGCTTATTGATGCCTGGATCATTATATCTATTCTTTAATTGCTTGACCAGTATCTGGCCTAATCCATCCAGCTCTTCGTTAGATATTAAAGCAAACATTAAGTCAGCTGTTGCTGGCAGACCAAATGATTCCGATGTATCTTCAAGACCTACGTCTGAGTTACCAAATCCTGAACGAGTAGTCTGTGTAGCTGACATGATAGGTACATTAAACTCTACAGCCAAACCACGGATCTCTTCTGCAATAGCTTTGATATAGGAGTAGGAGTTAATAGCACCACCCATACCCTTCATTCGAGAAGATGCACAGATGTTTAGATAGTCAATAAAGATCATATCAGGAATAAAGTTTTTCTTAAGCTTAAGCTCTTTGAGCAAAGCCCTAAAGTGTCCAACGTGAGCATTACCAGTTGGGTATTCTTTGATCAGCAGCTGACCTTGATACTTGTCAGAGATGTTTTTAACCTTAGAGGTAAACATTTCTTTGCTTAGGTTACCTAACTGATCGATTGCCACATTCATTAGGTTAGCATCGATACGTTCTGCAATCTTTTCTTCTGCCATTTCCATAGTAATATATAGTGCATTTTTACCCTGTGCCAGAACTGAGCCAGCAACGTGACACATAAACAGGGACTTACCTACACCAGTACCAGCCAATGCAATGTTCAGGGTTTTCTTAGGTAAACCACCCTTAGTAATCTCATTGAATCGATCTAGGTCAAATGGGATTTTATCTTCTACCTGATGATAGAAGTCATATCTTTGTTCGCCATTTGCCAGATAATCATGACCGACATTAGTATCAAAGCCAACAGATAATGCTTCTGATAGTAATTCTGGTAGTGCATTCTTAGTCATTTCTGGATCTTTGCCATCAATAATAGAGATGGACTTCATGATAGCAAGATGGATTGCCCGATCTTGACACCACTTCTCAGTATGCTCGAGTAGCCATTCTGAATCTGGGGTTTCCGCAGGAGTAGATATTTCTTGGACAACTCCAGCAGCATCTGAAAACTGCTGGTCGTTGAGGAATGATTCATCTAGCTCAACATTAAGGGATTCTGGTGTAGGCAGCTTATTATACTTACCAACAAACTCCAGGATCTTATCGAATACTATACGATGGGATCCTTCGAAATAATCCTTACGTAAGAAGGGGATAACCTTACGGGTAAAGTCGTCATTAGTTATAAGATTTCTTAAAATGACTGTTTGTATCACTTGGCTTTTCTCCGATTGCAAAGTTCTTTTCTTCTATAGCTTCCTGTATAACTACTTGAAGCATGTCACCTAGGTATGTCCTGAACTCTTGCGATTCTGTTTCGTCTGAATCTAGATTAGATTCATTAACGGTATACTCAAAAGATAATACGGCATTATCTTCACCATCTGTTGGCTCCGTTAATGCTATCTTACCATATGTTACTACAGTGCCAGAATACCTACCTGTTAGAATCTTAAATGAATCATGATCGCTATCTTCTATATAAGATATTTGCTGATAATCATGTTTCGATATACTATTATACACCATTTTCTCCTTCAAGTAAACTATCAAATTCATCTTCGGAAATCATTGAGCGGTGGCCAATTGTGTAGTGCTGCTTAACAAACTCTTTAAAGTCTGACTCTTTAAAGATAGGATTCCAGAATGCAGCTTCCAAGGTCTGGGCTTCACGAACCTTAGGTTCTACCATTTCACCCGTATCTTTGTTTACGCGGCAGTACCAACCGTTAGAAGGTTTTTGTACGTATCCACCAGCAAGGCCAATCTCAAGTAGGCCAGAGTACTTTTCAATGCCGCCTTCCCAAGATACTGTTACTGGAATTTTGGATTTTTCTTTAACCATTCTTGACTTTTCAACGTTAATAACAAAGTCGTATCCAACAACGTCTGTACCTTTCTTATTTTGACGACGGCCGATAATCCAGATATTGTCTGCTGAGTAGTAGATGCCAGTTCCGCCTGAAACGATTGCTTTAGGAAATAGACCCATTTCTTGATAGGTATGATTAATAGCCAGCATTGGTATATCTCTCATAGTCAAGTAAGGGGTTGACATTCTGAATAGACCTTTAAGTGCTTTAGCACGTGACATATCAGCAACTGATTTCTCGTTAATAGCATCATCCAATTCTTTCTTAGATGCTAGGTTACCAATAGAGTCTATAACAATAATTACTTTGTCTTCTCTTGAGATTTCTTCTAGCTGATTAATTAGGTCAAACTTAAGCTCTTCGACGTTAGCCACAGGGGTATGAAGAACCCGTGCTGGGTCTATACCAAAAGATTCGAAGTATGATTGGGGTGAGCCAAACTCTGAATCGTAGAACAGCATAACAGAATCAGGATACTTGTTTAGATATGCTGCAGCCATAACAAGAGCGAATGAAGTCTTGAAGTGCTTAGATGGACCAGCAAGAACTGTAAGTCCTGGTGTTAGTCCACCGTCGATATCACCAGAAAGAGCCACGTTAATCATGGGTACGTCTGTTGTTATCATATCTTTATTTGTAAAGAATTTTGACTTGCTTAAGATCTGTGTTTCTTTGACCTTAGAATTCTTTTTGAGTTTATCCATTATTGACATATAGTTTACCTTTGTTTGTTTATGGTACCATTATACCACATCTTTGAATATTTGTACATCCCTATTACACAAATTCCCATTCTACTCCAGCTTCTTCGAATAGGGTTTTGGTAAGGTCAAAAGACTCTCTCCACTTATCAGATAGGGGTAGGGTGCTTATCCTATCCCTGCTACTCATGACCACTCTTTTAATGCCGGTCTGAATAATACCCTTAGCACACTCAGAGCAGACTGGCAATCCCCAGACATATAGCGTTGAATCTCTAAGTGATACACCGTTGTAAGATGCATTGTATATAACATTCATTTCTGAATGAACTACAAACCTGTACTTGTCTTCTTTAACGTCGTATCTCTCTTGGCTATCTTCGACACCTCGGGGGAATCCATTATAGCCTTGAGCTAATACCTGGCCCTGATCCCCTATAGCTACTGATCCGATACCAGTAGAGTCTTTAGACCAAGTTGATATGTGTTCTGCCAATTTGAGATAGCGAAGATCCCATATGTATTTGTTCATAGATTTTTCCATATTTCGTTATTAGCGATTCGCTGGGACATAGGATCTTTACGAATCGAATCTGTCTTAAGGGGATGTTTTTGTCGTTCGAGTATTTCAGTAGGTAGTAGGTAAGCGAATTCGTCAATAAGCTTTTGTTTAATGCCCTTACGCATTTCATAGGGAAGATCCAGGGCATGCTTAACAACTGACGGTGCTAGGAATGGGGATCGGAGTTCTACTGTATAGTACATCATAGTCCGATCTAGTTTTGGCAGGTGATAATATGGTAGTTCGCAGAATACATCTGAATACTGGCTGTCGTACTGTTCTGCACGTCTGTAACCCCCAAACAATTCGTCTGCACCATCGCCAGTCATAACAGCGTGGAATCCTAGGTCTTTTAACTTAGAAGCCATAGCTATTTGCGGCTTAACTGAACCCAGATCTACCGGACTTTGGTGTATACGAACTGCATCTTCATCTGATACATCATCAAGTTTTACTTCAATTAGGTCTTGCGTCATTAGGGAAGCAAAGTCTTTTTCGTGATTCTCTACGTGAATAGCTTTAACGTCACGGCCAAGTTCTTTGATTAACCCATATATGATAGAAGAATCTAAGCCACCAGATAGCAGAATAGACACTTCACGTTCACCACCAAGCCTAAGCTCAGTAGCTTTTTTAAGATCCGATCGTAACGAATCAGACCGATCAACCTTTGACCAATCCCAATATTGGTGGATGTTACCTTTGTGATAGTAGCATCCTGGCGGGATTTGCTTAATCTCATTCCACGGGGTTAAGCCTGTTGGATCATAACCCCACTTAAGGGTATTCGATAAGAATAGCTCGTTTGGAGTTACCGGGCCGAAGTCTTTCAGTACATCTATCTCTGATGCAAAGGCTTCTGTATCTGTTCGATAGTAGATTGGCTTCTGCGAGAGGTAGTCTGTTATTGCTATTAAGTCACCATCGAGAACTGTGACAAATGACCAAAAGCCATCGAACTTATGAAACTCGTCTATCCAGTTATTAGAATTATGGAATGCATGGGATATGCATAGACCGTCTGTAGGCTGATCGCCTATTTCTTTATAGTTAAAGATTTCACCTACAAATAAAGATGGCCGGGTGTAACTGTTATCTGTATAGACAGGTTGAATAGCAACATTAGGATCTAAGTTAACAAAGGGTAAGCTATAATGGCATAGACTGAATCTTTCATCTATATCTGTAATAATATCAGCATATCCTTTATAACCAAGTATGCCACGATACGATATCTTATTAATAAGTTTCTTAAGGTCTAAGCTAGTGTTTTTAGCTGCTATGAGTCCACACATTATTTAGTCAGTTTCTCCAAGGTGTAACGATCATTGGCAAAGCAGTGTAATGAAGTGGCCGAGAAGTGAAGATAACCAGGCACTGCTTTGATACCAGACTTATCTATAAGCCATAAAGCTAGGGAGTTTGCAAAGAATAAATCGTTGTGTAGATGTCGTACTACGTCGCATGAACGCATATGATATGCACAATGTAATTCCCCGCCGCGGAGCATGAAGTGCCAGCCAAATGTACAGGGAACGCGTTCACCTTGCTCGGCTGCAGTAAGATCTTCTGGGAACCACATAGGAATATAACATTGCCTGGTATTAGGTTCTTTCTTTAGGAGTTCTACCGCTGTGTATAGGTTACCCCATTTGAATCGAATGCCATCTTTATCTCGATCGCACCACATTCTTTCAGGATAGGAATGGCTAAAAGCTTCGTCAGCAAGATATTCGTCTGTATCTTTAAGCCACATAGTATGTGAGGGTGGAGGGTTGTAGGGTATACCAGACACACGTTCTTCAAAGTGAACGTTAGCCCAGGGCTGTGTAGCACCGCATCCGCTTGATGCTAATTCCTGTGTAGGGTACATTGGAGCTACTAAGTCTGCATGCAGAATTTCTAGGAAGACAGGTGGTTCTTCTTTACCTTGCCATCTTTCAGTTTTAATTTCGTATCCTTGTGTAAGCAGCGTACGACGTAGGGATTTTAAGCCTTCGTTAATTGTACGACCTGATACTCTATTCATTAGTAATCCTCGCTAAAAAAGGATTGGAGGTTT